GGCACCGGATATTAATTTCGTATATACTACTGATCCTGATGTTAAAGTAGATGTATTATTAGTTACATCGTAGTTAGCTACTCCATTTGTACTATTGTAACTAGCGTAATTCATTAAATGTATACCTTGTCCTCCATGTATCATTGCTTCATTACTTTGTCCAAAACCTCCTGCCTGAAAAGTTATAGTTGGAGGTGTACTTAAAGTTATTGTTGGTGCCGTTGGAGCTGTTATTGTTGGCGTAACAGGTGAAAAACTCAAAGTACCAGGTAAATTTGGTATATTAGGACTTGGTGCATTAACTACTGGTGCAGTAACTGTTGGTACCACTGCTGTTACTGTTACAGCTGCTGGGGGTGCAATATTTATTGTAGGTGTATTAAAACTTATTGCCTCTGGTTGTTCAGGTGCTATTGGATTTTTATCTGCTATATTTATTGCACCTTTTACAACTTCGTCTGCCCCTTCTTTGGCGCCTTTAGCAAATAAGCCAAACGGATTAAAGCTCTTCAAGAAATTAAATGCCTTGAAAGCGACTAGAGCTCCTCCAATCCCTGCAATCAATCCTCTCCAGACATCTGCACTAATTGATTGAGTTAATTTTGAAATCCAGCTCACAATCATTGAAATAGCGTTCACGACGTGCCCAGCGGCTGCGCCTACGATATCCCAAGGAATAGCATCGCCTAACTTAATAGCAAGATCTAAAGCTGCATCCGTCAAATCTTTAAATGCTTGATAGGCGTTCTTGATTGCTCCTGTTTCAGAGAAAGCTTCTAGCGCAAACTGAAAGGCCATAGCCATATTCTGGATGATGACGTTAACTGTTTGAATGACATTCCCAACCCCTTGAATAACATTGCCAAATCCATTGGATTCGCTCGTCAATTCATCAAAGAGTGACTGGATTGTTACGACTACATCTCGAAAAGTGTCCTTGATTACGTCAAAAACACCCTCGTCAACTCCGAGAGATGCAAACAGCGATCTGAATCCTTGTTCAATCTTTGGCCCAGCTTCTGCCAAGGCTGTATCAATAGCTTGAGGAAGTTGTCTCATAATATTTCCAACCATAGGCAAGAAATTTCCTAAAAGGAATGTTGAGGTGCTAGAGATAAGTGCCTTTAAAGACGGTCCAATATCTTCTCCAAGCGTCAAATTTGCCAAGAAGTTGGATGCCGAAGCCTTCATTGCTGCAAACGAACCGCTGAATGTAGTCTGCGCTTCTTGTGCTGCGACTCCTGCGACTCCCAACTCTTGTTGAACTAGGTCGATGGCTTCTACGATATCTGCAAAGTTGTTGATATCAAACTTCTTGCCCATTGCTTTTTCTAATTTGCTGGCGTCTTTAAGAAGTCGCTCCATCTCTTGCTTTGTACCACCATAACCTAGCTTCAGGTTATCTAACATGGTATAGTTCTGCTTAGCAAAGCCCTGAAACGTCTGTTGGATTGAACCAATATCTGTACCCATTTTAGCTGAGTTGTCAGCCATGGCCATGATAGCCTTGTCTGCCATTTGTGCAGCCTTCACAGCATCACCACCGAGTGCTTGCTTCAAGCTAGCACCGAATGAAACGGCTTGCTCTGCGTATGTATTGGCAGAGATACCAGCTGAAGCTGCAGCGTTCGCATATTGCTTCACAGACTCAGCGGCAGTCGTATAGAGCGTATCAACACCACCAAACGATTGTTGGAGCTTGGCCCCTTCGTCAAGAGCTGTAGCAAATACACCCTTGATAGCACTGCCAAGGGATTGAATCCCAGAAATCAGCGCACCGCTGACAATGTTAGCTCCTAAAACTGACTTAAAGACCGAACCTAGTTGCATCCCGCTTTCTGTCAGTCCGCCAACCATCCCTTTTAGACGTGCCACTCCTGATTGAGCCTTATTGCCATCCATATCAACTTGGATGACCACTTTACCATCTGCCATTTATGCCTCCTTTCTACTCGTAATAGTCATATTCATCATCTTCTTCGTCGCAATCATCATCTGGAAGACGATACTCTTTTTGTAGTTCTCGCATCTTATCAATGTACTCCTGACTGTCGCCTTTTTGCGGTTCATAAGAGCGAATCTTCACGACTTCTACAAATTTGGTTCCCTCAGGCAAGCCAACAATTAGAGCATTGAATTTCTTCCAGTGTAGCTTCCCAATTTCTTCGATTAAGTCGATTCTGTAAGCTTGCATGAAAGAAGCAAAGATATAGGCTCCGTCATGTTTCACGTTGTAGAGTCTTTTCTCCGGCTCTTTCGATGTTGAAGATTTCATAACATTGCCTGCCAAGTCGTACTCAACATCGTCTTCTTTTTCGTCTGTTTGGATGTGCTCTTCAAAAATTGCCTGAACAACTTCCAAAGCCTCCTCAAAACTTAAAAAATCAAAAGAAACACCCGTCAGGATCTGCAACGCAAAAAATGGGCGCATGAACTTAGGAATATCATCGTCTTTCCATAATTCAAAGACTTTCAATACTCTGTCAAATGACAATAGCAGAGGAAAAGTCTTCTCTTTGCCTTCAATTTCTAGAACAAGCTCATCAACTAGCTTTCTAGAAATATCTAACATGGCATCACGCTAGATATTTCTTGAAGGCATCTTCTGAATTGCGCTCTTGATATTCTTTCTGAATCCCAAGGACGGCCTGCATCAGATAGTTAAATGCGATAGTGGTATCTTCGTCTGCGAATTTATAGACTTTTTCAAAGGCTTCCGAACCGAACAAACGAGTCCAGCCGTCCTCAACGACTTCCTTGCCTTTTTCTGCGATTTTATCGTCAGAAAGCTTTTCAATTTTCTTCCAGCTCTTTGATAAGTCTTCGCGGAACTTATCAAGTTCCTTTACACCCTTATCGTTTGCAGTGTATTCCAATTGGAATTCTCCGAAATCAATTGGGATGATATTGCTTAATTTCTTAATTACGACCATTGTTTTTCTCCTCTTTTCAAAAATAAAAAGGCGTGATATTTCACGCCTCAGATTATCCTGGTACTACTGTTGATTTCTTAGGTTTACGAGTCCATACGACCTTAAACTTAATACCTTCATTTTCAGACGCTTCCCCGTCTCCGATTTCGATACCAGAAAGACGAGCTGGTCCCTCATATTGAGTTTTTCCAGTCACGGAAACTTCTTTATACCAAACCAAAAGCTCATCGCCTACCGCATCTTCTTTTTCAGCGATGAAGTTCTGAGCTTTGTCGTCTGTGTCACGAGCGCCCTCAAAAGAGCGTCCTCGTGTTTTAGTGATCACTTGTTCTTCAGGTGTCCCGTCACCAGAGAAGTCAGTGAAATCATCTGTCTTCTCGTTATTTTCTGGCGATGATTTCTTAATCCCTTTAGCAATCCAGAGATACTCCGCTGCAGTCGGTGGAGTATCTGGAGTTGCTTCTTTGTAAGGACCGATGTAGTGTTTACGTTTTACGTTTTTATTTTTAACCATTATTCATTCCTTTCAATTTCAAGGCTGGCAGTTAAGTCCAGCAAGTAAATGTAAAAGCCTTGCTCGTCTAAATCGTTTAAGTAAGGCTTGTCGACTTTCAGACCTAAAAATTCGTAAGAGCCATTCTTACTTGGCAATTCTAGGTCCATTTTTGATAAGGCAGCGTTAATCTGCCACAGTGTATTATTGTTTAATTCCTGATCTCGTGACTTGATAGCAATTTCAAAAGGCAATCTGACTGTTTGAGTTCCAGCCATGTCCTCGTCTACCACTTCTCCGCCAGGTAGCGGATAAAGGACCAATCCCTCTTTTTCGGCTAAATAACCGAGCTTAGACGGAATTTTGTCTTGGATGCCTTTGATATGCTCAAGCAAGACATCTGCAAAATCATTTTTTTGAATCATTTCACTCCCATCGCTTTCGCTCCAACTTCAGCCCAATTTTTAGCATAGAGAGCTGAGGCCTTCTTGTCCCACCTCGGACCAGTTCCAGGTGTTGGCTTTTGGCTCAGGAGCTTATCTTTGTTAGCAAAGAAAAACCTTCTTTGTTTTTCTGAAAAGAAACCTTTCCGCTTCTTGCCATAATAGAGCAATCTAGCGTAAGGTGTTGCGTAGACAATCGAATCTTGACGAACATGTCCACTAGACCGTAGGTCCCCTCTTCGTTTTGGGACGAATCGCTCCATGTCCATCAGCATCTGGTTAGCAATAGCTAACTTTCCTTTTGCGAAATTTTCTGGAGATACTTTCTTCTCAACTCCTGAAAGGTCTATCTTTACATTAACGCCGCCCATCAAATCACCTCGATTTCATAAGCTAGTAGCTTCTTGGTTAGAGGATGATATTGAGGGATGATGTTCTTAACAACGTAGCTGGCGCCGTCCTCTTCAACAACACCTCCCACAAAACTCTTGTCGAGCTTCACAGGGCAGTATTTGTGATAGACAATCACAGTCGAGGAATTGGACTCGCTACGATGATTACCTGAGCCAGAATGAGAAAAGGACCTATCAAACTTACAAGGAGATAATAAAAGGGGTTCAGAGTAAGCCTCTTTCCCCCAATCATCCTCACCAACGGGCTTTTTGATAGTCACAGAATCAGTTAGCATTCTTTTATCTATCATAATCAACCCTCGCTGAGCCAAATCCTGCCATTCTCAGCCAGTTTTCAGCATCCCTTGATAAATTATACCTCTCTGCTAAAGAAAGCGAATTTGAGCCATTCTGAGAGCCTGAGCGATAGCTTATAGATGTCCGCCCGACTGACATGCTGGCAATAGATTGCTTGTCCTCTGCCGTCAGGACCCCAGAAGTGTCCAAATAAGCAATCTGAAAGGCTGTAGCTCGTTTAACTGCCTTCTTGCGAGCTGTATTGTCACTATCAAAGCTATTTAGAGAATAGAAATCCCTGGTATAAGCATCGATAGCGAGTTCCGCTCGTTTTAAAAGCTTGTCAAAGTCTCCCTCGACCTCAAATCCGAGCTTATCGAACTCCTCTTTCGTTAAGTAAGCCATCTAATCACCTCCTTAAAAGGTGGATGTCCCCACCTCAACCAGATCTTGCTTAGGCTCTTCAACGAGTTCAAAGCAATCTTCACCAATCACCTCATTAAACAGGCCATTGATTCGATTAGCTTCGTCTTGATCTAGCTCGTATTCTTGCCCTTTGTCAAAATGACGGTCAGACTTAGCTAGATAAGCGTTCAATTTTGCTTTAAATTTAGCCATTTAACACCTCCAATAGTTCATCTTTGGTCTTGTTTGAATAGCCCTCAAATCCTCGCTCTTTAGCAAGAGCTTTCAACTCTGCCAAAGTCATGTCCATAAGCGAATGAGTAGCCAAAATCTCTGAGATTTGGCCGTCTTCAATCACTTCTTCAAATCCATCAGCGATGAGCTGAGCTTCAAGCAAGCTGCCTTCTTGCACAGTATAGACTTGATTCCCTTTTTCGTACTTGCGCATTTTCTACCTCCTTATTAAGCAGATTTGTGAGAAACATAGACCCCATCTTGTTTTGATTGCAAGACGAAAAGGTCATGATACAAACGGTTTTGATACAAGTATCCGTCGCCTTCAGTGTGTTGACCAGGAGCGAACAGATAGATTGAGTTGAATTTAGCCTTGGCAATTACTGCTGGCTTAGCAACGATCAAGAAGTTAATGTTTTTACCATCTGAAGCCTTAACAAAGCCTCCAGTGAAGTCAAACTTAGTCTTGAAGCGTGCATCGTCCCAAACTTCGATAAGCTGAACTCCATCAAGTGAAGTGACACGAGTGTCGATGCCTTGAGGTGATGTAGTAGCGATTGAGCGTGTGAACTCTTTAGAACGTTCCAAGAAGTCCATGACTTCGCTAGAAACATACATAACGATATTTTGAGCGCCATATTTACGAACTGGCAAAAGGGCAGCTTTCAATTTGGTGTAGATGTTCACTTCTGATAGGTCATCTTCAGACTTGAAATGGCTGTTTGTGATAGCTTCTGTAGCAATTTTAGAGAAGCGATAAGCATCGACTTCTGGAGTAGCGTGTTCGGTGATGAATGTATTAGAGACGTTAGCAGCTGAAAGTTCTTGGTTTGTTTCGTCTACGTCTGCAGCGTCCACGAAGAACTCGACGTCACGGTCAAATCCGAGCGTATAAACTTTCTTGTCGTTTGAAACTGTACCAGAGTTGTAGCCTTTAGAGCGAGTGTGCGCTTTGTAGCCAGTCACTGAAATTGTAGGCAACTCGAAAGACTTAGCGCCCAACCAATTTACTTGTGGCGTTTCCAAAATGCTTGTGAGTGCGCCTTGCATCAATTTCTTTTCAAAGGTGCCTTCATGTTTAGTGATGTAGTTAATTGTCATTGATCATTCTCCTGTTAATTATTTAGTCCGAGAGCCTTCAAAAAGGCATCTTCTTGGTTCGTTCCAGCTGGCGGATTTCCTCCGGCTGAAAATGTCGGCTTCTTCTCCTCAGATTGCTCTGTACGACCAAACTGAGGATATTTTTGCAATACTTGGCCGATAGCGTCTTCAATAGACACCTCATCAGATACCAAGCGAGCAGATAAAGTGATGACATCGTCCACAGACTCAGCATTGACTCCCAAAGTCAGAGCTGATAGTTTCGCTTCCAGGTTCCTCTTGTCTGACAAAGCAAGTTCTAGCTCTTTCTCTTTAGCAGCAAGCGCCTCTGACTGTTTCTCAGCCTCGCTCTTTTGTGAGTCCTTCCAATCTTTGAGCTGCTGAAGTCCTTCTTTAGCACTTCTGACATCTTCGAATCCTAGGCTTTTGAAAATTTTTTCTTGTGCTTTCTTGGCTTCTTTAGCTACAAGACCAGTCACTTCATCTTGAGTAAAGGTCTTGACAGGTTGTTCTTGAGTTTGTGACTCGGTATTTTCTCCAGCATTGACTGGCTGGTCAGCTTGTGTTTGAATGTCTTCTACCATTCTTCTGTCCTCCTAAAATTAGGTATTATCTTCCGTTCTTTACCGACTGCGGATAAAGTCAAGCAAAAAACCGCATCGAATTCGACACGGTTTATAGTGGTTTATAGCAATTTATAGCAGTCTTTCCTGCCAGTCAAGATGTGGGATCACCTCCTAATCTTTAATGGCACGGTTTGAAACCTTGGTGTAAACATCTACATAAGTCTCTTTCTTGTCTCCGTTATGCGTGATTTCTGCATAATCTCCACAAGGTTCGCTTGATGTAATTGCGTTCGTACTAACAAGAGCTTTCCAGTTTTGCAGGGTCTTGCTAAACCAAACTACAAAGCAATCTTCTGCTTTGATTTCACGACCTGATAAGCGCGAAAATTCTTGTGATGCCAATCGTTTTGCTTTTTCTAACATTTTTTATTCCTTTCTGTTGAAAAAAAATATATTGTGGGTTATAATCTAAGTAATGAGAGTTACTACCTCCTACATTAAAGGCTTCGGCTGTGGGGGGTGTGTGCTCTCTTTTTTTATTTTCTTTTAAAAATATCAATTATTTTATCGCCTTTTATCAAAATAATATTTTCGGCCCAATTTCTGTGCCTGTTAAAGTAAATTCTATTAATTTTAGAGTACGCCTCGTCAATGTCCATGAGCGTTTTGCTAACATCGATAATAAATGACCTTGCTTGTTCTTTTTTACCAGCTATAGCATTATCAATATTATTCTTACCTGTTTTTTCAATTTCTTTCAGATCCCAGCGAACTCCATCGATTAGATAATCTGGAGTTTTTACAAAATTAGGATTGTGGACTTCAGGAACGTGGACCACATGGCTTCCAAGTGTGTCTGCCAACAATTTTCCGACTTCCTTTTCTCTTTGAGTTGGTTTGAAAATAACATTTTTATTATCTACTTCATACCTAGTCCCGTTATGTTCCCAGAAATTCATTTCTGAGACCTTAGCTTTGCTAGGATCTGCATTTGAAAGCCATTTCTCTTTTACAGAAACGTAAGACTTATTGCCAGCAGGTTCAACGCTTGCTGGTTTTTCGTTTTTCTTGAAGAGTTTTTCTCTTGCCTCATTACGTTTCAGGAATGGGTGCTTATCAACGTAGTCTTTCAAAGCAGCGTTCTGAGTACCTATTTTGCTCTTGTACTTGTCTACCAGTTCTTTATCGCCCAATTTCTCAGCGACGTGAAGTTTTTCCTTGTTAGCCCTGATAGACCGTTCTAGCGCTCTCTGTTTAGCTTCTGCGTTGGCATTCTCTATCGCTTGCTCGGGACTAACCTCTGCCACGTCCTCGCCCAAATCGGGCCTGTAATTGGCTCCAGGAATGAACGGTGTCAGCATGTGACCGCAGTTAATACCAAGGCACCCTTCAGGCCGACCGTAACCGTAGTCGGACAAAGCGAGAATGTGCTCTCCGTGCTCCGTTCTAGCGTGGCCAGTCGTCACTATCTCATGTTGCAAAGGCGCACACGACTTGCGAGCTGACGCCTTCTTTGAAAAATAAAAGGTATCAATTCCCAACTCTTCAGCTGGTCTTGTTCGCATTTCCCGATAGGTTCGATAGGTTGTCGTCTTGATAACCGTCCGTGCGTAATTGTCAATTTTCCAGTTACGCCCAGCGCTATCCTTGAACCCCTGGAACCCTCTTTCTTGCCACTTCATGACCGTGTCAGAGATAGCCTTATCAGCCGTAGAAAGACCAGTGACCACTCTAGCGACAGATTGTTCAATGATGCCTTGATAAGCACCGATAACAGCCTTTGGTAAGGTTGTATTGATGAGATTGTGGAGGTCGCCGATAGCTTGATTAGCATAATCAGCAAGAATTTCTTGAATGTGATTGCTATTTCCTGCAGATCCATGGCCTAAATCTTCCATGAGTTGTTGCTTTGTGTCCGTGTAGAGCTTCAAACCCTCATTTTCGACGATATAGCGTAGTTGCTCTTCAGCGACTCCAGAGTATTTAGAGATTAGCTTCAGGTTCTCCTCGTTCAGCATGTGCATCTGTTGCATCTTCTCAAGTTGCCAGATATACGGTTGCTTATCAAGATAGACCGTGCCACGCTCCGTCACACGTTCGACCACGTTGTCAAACAAGTCCAAGGCTAACTGATGATAGATATCTGCTACATTGCTCGCTTGAAGCAGCAGTTGCTCGTCATTGAACTGAATTGGTGGTCTATTCTTTTTTCCCATGGATAGCCTCTCTCATTTCTTCTATCATTCTCTTTGTTAGCTTTCTCTGCTCTAGCGAGGGGCTTTTAATTCCTACAAATGACCTTAGATGTTGAGTTAGGTTCATTTAATCATTCTCCATAGATATCAATATCCTCTTGTGTTCGCTGGCTGTTAGCCGTGTCCATCGTCTCCTGATTGATTGCCTGAATCATCTTCTTAGCGTCAAGCTCTGACATATTGAATGCTTTTTGAATAGCGTGAGCCTTGCTGACAATGCCACTGGCCAAAGCCTTGGTCCAATAATCAAGCTCGTTGTTCTTGTCTGTGAATACTCCGTCATCGAGATTGATTGCAATCTTCTCCATTTGAGGAATCGGGCCGTTGTATAGACCGTAAAGGCTGCCAAGCTCGCAGATTGAGATAATCAACTCTTTCAAGGATTGCTCGACAAGGCTGACAATACTGTTTCTCATCTGATATGTGTCTGAGTTTTCAGAAACGACCTCTGTCGCAGTCTTCAAGCTCTGACCATCAAATGTAAACATCCCGGCTGATACACCTAAAAGCATTTCAAAGAGGGCCAAGCCTTCGTTAATGGTCTTGATGTAATCATCTGCCCTGATTGCAGTAGTCAGGTCTGTGATACTTCCACCGTCCATATCATTAGTGGATAAGCGTAAGTAGACGTTTTGCTCAGTATCGAAACGCTTGACAAGCTGGACGTCTCCGTCATGATTAACAATTCTGGTTTCTGTCAGATTTTCAGGAACAGCCACTCGACGTTGCCCCATCTTGACTTCCCACTTGAACTCGTCATAGGTCGTATTGATGAAATCAATCGTGCTCTTGGCATTGTCAAAGATAGACAATCCGAGAGGTGAATTGATGTCCTTGTTGTTCATCCCTGGAGGTTTCAAGTAAGAAAAAAGCGGTCTTGTTAGGCCGTCAAGTTCGACTTGTTCTTCTAGATCCTCATAGATTTCGGCTAAAGGCACACGACCACCGACTTGCTCGGAACTTTCAGACCTGTATAACTCGTTTGAAATGATGTACTTTCCATCCTTGCCCCACTCGTGAAACTCAATCAAAGTGTAGTAGATGTTCTTCTGGCCTGCTGATTTAATCGTCTTAGTCACGATAGCAGCGCTTGAAATATCTTGCGTGTTAGACTGTAGTGGTAGAAAGACTGGTGCTTGAATGAATGACACTCTCACTCGTCCATTATCCACATAAGGCCTCATGGCAAGACCTCCAAGGGCCAAACAGCTCTCAAGATAGCGCTCAAAGTTCTTGTTAAAGCGGTCACTCTTCAAGGTTTCTTGAATGAATGTATTTGCTTCTTTATCGTCCAATTTAATCGAAGCTTGTTCATTGAATACCAGGCTTGCAATCTTCTTAGCAGCGGTTCGAGCGATTGGCAAATGAGTCGCTTCTCTTTGCTTCTTGACGCCATCGGTATTCGTGTATGTTATCTTCTCAATGTTGCTCTGATAGTATCTTAGATTCTCATTGATTCGACGATACTCTGCGCTTGTCACTGCGATTTTAGGATGGTCTGTGATACTTGCTAGACTTTCTGTCGTCATTGCATACTGTCCTCTCTTAAATAGATTTTTGACAAATTGAATAATGCCCATTTATCGGCTCCTTGTTGCTAAAAATTGGCGTAACGCTTATAGAATACGTTCACACTATATCTAAATTCGTCCATTGCGTGGTTATCTTTGTCAATTGGCCGTCCGTTATCATCTCGACTATAAAGACCTATCTCTTTTAAGAAATAGTAATGGTCGTACTCTTCTTCTTGGTGATTAACAAGTAAGAACTGACCTGAAGAGATGATATTCTGGCCACGTTCAATCCCTACCTCGATACCCTTCGCCTTGCTGCTAACATCATGGGCGTTGTTCAAAGCCCCTCTTGTCTGAATCCCTAGCTTGTGCAATTCCTCTCGTAAGGATCTACACGCTGGGTCAATCCAGACATCGGTATAGCGCATTTGATACTTGCTAACACACCACTGAATGAACGCTCGAAGCTCGACTGCATAGGTAGACATAGCCTTAACTTGGCCAGTCTCGGCACCACTATGGTAGTAGTGAGCTACACGATTGAGCCTAAAGAAAGTCTTGTTGTTCTCTCTGTGCTTAGTAACGATGTTACAAGACATTGAGGTGGCGTCAGATTGTCCACCATCACCATTGAAATACATTTCTATAGGTTCGCCGACCAAGTTATCCTTGATGTTCTTTTCAAGGTCAAATAGGCCGTAAATAACGCCCTGAGGCATCACCCTCTGACCAAGTACGTCTCTCTTGTAGAGATAAGGATTTTTCTTAAGCGATTGAATAATAGATTGCTTACGCTCTTCAGACAGAATCGGATTGTCGTCCATGGTCCAATGCGTCCAGCGTGTGTTTTGAACGTCAAATACATCCTTAATGACTGGATGTTGTGGAGCTGGAGGGTTCAGGTCAGCTAGATGATAGCGTAGTTTAGCAGCCCACGTCCGTCTGAATGCTTCCTGAATAAAATCCATATTCAGTAGGTTGATTTCACAAAAGACCACTGAGCCTAAAGACATACCAGTGATAGCACCCACACTATTCGCTTTACCTCCGCCTTTGTAGTAAACTCGTTTAGTTCCGCTGGGGGTATCGATTAAGAGGTGGTCTCCGTGCTCGTCATGCTTGATTTTACAATTTCCATCGAAGATGTGCATTAGACCTGTGCCGTCGCCGTCAATAAATAGACGGTAGGCTTGCTCTTGATTGTATGCAGCTATAAGATGGTTCTCGTCTGGTGACTCAATCAAGTATCTTGCATACCTAAAATGACCAGCGGTTGTCTTACCACTTCGGGGGGTGCCCTCGTTGACCTCAAGCTCATAGTTGAACGGTCTACGAATGATGTTGAGTTGTTTGTTTGAAAAATCAATCTTCAACCTCATCACCACCCTTCACGGCATTCAACAGAGCTTCCATGAGAGTAGTATCAGACTTGGAGCCTTGGTTGCTTTCAATCTTGATCTTGAGCAATTCAATCTCTTGTCTGATTTTATCGTCTGTCAATTCAAAGTCTTTCCAAGCCATGTTATTCATGCCATCCAAAGCCGAAAGAAAAGCGTTAGAATTAGCTTGCCTTATCCCATCTTGTTCAATACTAGCTCTTGCCTTGTTCTTCAGCCATTCATACTCATTGAAAGCCTGCTCTCTTGACCACAAGGACATGTTAGAGAACTGTTTTAAAAGCTCGCGATACCTTAGCCTAATCTTAGCCTCTTTAAAAATCCTACTAGCCTTCACATCCACGGCTTCATCGCTCATTTTTTCAGCTTTGTAGGCTTTTCTATACGCTTGTCTTTGAGATAGCCCGGAGATTATCCCTTGGACAAATAGCTCTTGTTTTGGGGTTAATTTATCCACTCACCGGACTACCTCCTTTCCGACAAAATAAAAAGCCACTCAAAGAGTGACTTGGTGCAAGCAGACTACAGACTTGCGGTGTTAATTAGAAATTACTTTTTTCTTTTTTATTTTTTGTAGTCTTTTTTGCGATATTAAAACATCCTACTCTATCGCCACTGGTAACCCAAGCCAGCAGTTTTTCAGAAGCTTTTCTAGGTCGTTGCCTAAGGTGCCTTTGCCTTAATTCTTGATACTACCATTCTAACAGATTATCGTTACAGTGCACATCAAGATTATTTTGATTAACACATATTCTCAAGATATTCTCAAGATAACTCAAGAAATTCCAAATTATTCCAAAATTACCTCCAGCTCTTCAATAGCAACCTTACGCATGCTGTAATACGAACTCTTGCTAATTGCTAACTTATCGCAAATATCCTCGATATACGTTTTAGTAATATATGTCATTCTTAGGATTGCCCTATATTTTGGATTTTTAAGCCTATTGATCATTCTACCTAATTCAAGTTTCCTGTTAATAACTTCCTTGGTATCCTGTTCTATAGCCTTTTTCATCACAATAAGCTGAGTATAGACATCATCAACTTTTCTAGTCTGTCCGCCTTGGACTTTGACGTCAGTCCACTTGGGGCTTGAGAGCAAACCTGCCTCAAGCTCATTGATTTCATCTATACGGCTTTGGATGTCCATGTCCAGATCCTGCAACTCTTTCAAGAGCTCTTTAGCCTTCACTCTCTATCTCCTTTGTGATATAATAGTCTGTGCGATAACTATTAGCTGAGACAGAGAGTGCCTTGGCTTTTTTATTTTACAAAAGGCTTACCACAATCCACATCAAAGCCCAATTGTGATTCTATTTATCATTAACTACCATTCAATCCCCCTTTCTACTCTTTTAACTAAGCATTCACTACAAATGCCATTTTGAAATACACAATCATAATCTAACTTGTCTTTCAAAAAGAAAAACTGCTCACAATCTTCACAATCTAGCTTGTTATCCATTTATTTCTCTTTCTAAAGCTGTTCCGATTTTTCCATTGTAGTAACTCATAACCTTACCTTCTAGCATTTTAATTTGTGTGATATTGTCTATAAAAAATTCCAAATCTGCACTCATTTCATCCAACAACTTAACAACCTTTAACTGATATTTCATATCAGGGATGTCAATCTTTATTTTTGACAATCTAGCTATTGATAAACCTGGTTGATTATCTCCGTCTGCGCATCGCTCTATTTCTTCACGCTTCATCAACAGCCAGTGAAATAAATATCGCTTATCTATCATTTCTTTTGGCTCAACTTTAAAGCCACCTTCATCTATCCAAAATGGATCTCGATGGAAATAAACTGCGCCAACTGTACCCTTACGAGTCAAGCGAATTGTGTCGCTCTCACAATTGAATTTATCTGTCGTACCTTTTGATTTCATGCCAGCTCCATATATAAAATAAGGGCCATCTGTTGTTTTTGTTCTAGTACCTGAAATAAGCTCGCAAACCTCTAGTAGTCCGTACTTCGTTATCTTATCTGGTTTCATTCCAATCCTACTGCAAAATTGTAAGCCAATAAATAATCATCTAAGACCTTGTGGCATTTTGTGATGAAAGATTTTAAATCAATATCTGCGTTGAAAAACTGAATCAATATCAATTGACTAGCTAAATGTTTTTCAAGGTGGTCAATCGCCATTTGGTCTAATTCAGCATTTACTTGGTCAATGTCTATTTCTTCTTTCTCTACTGGTTTTTTAGGTATTACCCAGTTGAAATCTGAATTTAATTTATCAGATTCTTGATATTCAATTTTTTGGGTTTTACAGTCATAAATTTCTTTTGAAATTTCAGAATCATTTTTCTCTTTGTCAATTACTAAAAAAATCACGTTGATAGATGTGTCTTCAAATCCATTTTGAATCTCATTCAATTCAACAAGGTTATTCCCTACCAGCTCTCTCATTTTCTTTTCAGATTGACGGTAAGCAATACCAGGAAACATGATATAGAATCCGTATCGTTTCGTATAAGTTAGTGACTTCAACAGAAAAATATCATCAACAACACCTGATTTTTTCCACGGATACAGTTCTTTGATAGCCTGTTGGTCTTCTTCTGGTAAATCTTTCAACTTCAGAGAATAAGGCGGATTCATTGCAATTGCATCCACTTGTATATCTGACTGGTATGTAAAGAAACTCTGATTATGTACGATTGCATGAGGGAAATTTGTTTTTAGAGCTTGGCAACTTTCCTGCTGAATTTCTACCGCATGAAAATCAGCCATACTGATAAACTGCTCCAACTGTCCAGAGCCTGCAGCGCCATCGAAGACAGATATATTTTCACCGCAATACTTCTTCACTTTTTTAGCTAAATATTCACGCAACGGCTTTCCTGTCACATACTCAGCAAATTTATTGGCTTTCTCGCGGTTATTATGCTCCACAAACGTCATAGCATCACCTCATCTCCAACTTTCACCTTGTCATACACATCCTTCGTAACCACGAACACGCCGTAATCACGAATCGTAAGCGTGTATAGCTTGCCGTGTCGTCCTTTCTCAAGGACTTTACCGAATATCTCAGCGCCTTGATTATCTGCTTTGTAGATTACAATAGGGCGCTTTTCTTCTGATTTCTTAATCTGGATACTCTGCCAGACATTCAATCCAGCAGACAATAATATCCAGATCGCGATAAATCGTTTCATTTTACCTCCTATATTTTAGATTTCCTTTTGCCGATTAGTTCAACTAAACTTCCTACAAGGAATACCAACCCTCCAAAAAGAAAAGAATGTACTAACAGAATTGGTATTAAATAAGGTTTGATTGGAAAAATTGAAAACACCCATGTAAAATACCATTCAATAAGCCCGCAAACAGCAAGAAAAACGACTGCAACTGTTGATAACATCAATGTTACTGCTCCGATACATTTTAGAAACTCACTCATCTTCCAACTCCTTTAACTTACATTGTGGCTTTCCAATTCTCCAAATTCTTGACCGTAGCTTACAAAATACGAACCAATCAGAATCGCATCAGCCTCGTCGTCTTTGACGTTTAGGTTGAATTCATCCGAAACCTTAGCAACGGCCTGCAGCTTCATTGATTTCTTGCTTCGGTCTTTATAGCTGAACTTCCAATACTTGCGCCAAGTCGAAACATTCACAAAATACACATTGTCAGCAACCAACCGTCCAAGAATAATTCCTGTCACAATTCCGATGCTAATCATGGATTGTTGATTCGGCCCCATAACCGAGTTCTTCTCGACTACGATTGACTCAAAGGGCTCGTCATATTTCTGCAAGGCTCTTGACTGGATAGCTTTTAGCTGGCTAGCCATGAAACGGCCACGCTCGAAGAATGACTTGCTTTTGTGCTTTAAGACACCGCTCTGGACAAGGTCTGAGCCGTGAAACACGGCCCATCCTGTCGCAGAAGTTGAAATGTCTAGTGATAATGTTAGATTTTTCATTCTAGCTCACCCCTAAACCCGCACAAGTCGAAGAGGTTCTGTTTGTTGTTTTCAATAAATTCGAAGAACTTCTGAAGTTCGGCTAAGTGGCGTTTTTCTCTCTTAACTCCAAGGCTCGTATGATACTCTGTCGGCGTTTTCGGTGTTACCCTGATGTCTAGCCAGTATAGAGGCTCGAAAACATCGCCACTCGTATCAAGAGAAGCATCTGCATCTGTATTTCTGAAGTGCATCTGCATATCATATTCAATTTTATTTGTGATCGTGATGGTCTTGTCCACGATTTCAAGTGTGATAGTTGTTCCTGGTATATCAATTTTATTAAGCATTTGTTTTTCTCCTGTTTATCTAAATTCCTTTGCTATCGCAGCAATAACATTGACTGTCACGCTATTGCCTGCTTGTTTGTATAATTGACTGTTAGAGTTGACCTCCTGCGCCTTATCAAAAGCCCAATCTGGAAAACCTTGTAACCTCCAGCACTCACGAGGTGTTAGTTTGCGAATACGATAGCCATCGGTGATTCCAAAACTTCCAGCTCGAACAGTGCTACCTCCCCCACTTGATGTTAATGTTCCAACCTCATCTTTTGTGATTTTGTTGTAAAAGTCTACAACTTTGACCAGGTTATTCTCTTGATAGCTATTGCTAGTCAGAGTAGGAGCGATATCATGTTCTCCTCCTTGATTATAACCATGACCACGCTGAATGATTTTAGGTTCTTGCCCACCACCCTGCATAGTGGATAGAGTAGGAGCTAGTCCATCTGTATCATATACTCTTGAGTTTTGGTCATGATTTCCAGGCAATTTCCCTGCGATTAGAATTCCATGCTTATCTTGCGTAGTCAAAGTAAACATAGGTTCTTCGTTAGACTTACACCTGCACCCATTTTGTCGTTTATCCGTGCAATCAGGAGTTAAAACAGGTATGGCTATCTTTTGCCCCTCTCCCTTGTTGGTTGTGAGTGTGGGAGCCAATCCAGCTGATTCATAAACCTCTCCATTCATCCCATTTCCTGAAGGATGGATGTTTCCGATAGACCTCACTTTCTGCGATTTACTTTCAATAATGTACGCCCCTGATCCTTGTGAGTTGCCATATCTGGTTGTAATGGTATTGCTGTACTGCTTTTTGATTGAATTAGCTTGCTGGCAACTTTTTGAGAGAGGAAAAACTCTTCTGGTACATTCTCCTCTAAGATGTCCGATAACGAACACCCGTTCTCTGTTTTGGGGTACTCCAAAATCCTTGCTGTCAAGGATTTGCCATTCCACATTGTACCCCAGTTCATCCAAGGTTGAGATAATGGTCTCAAATGTAATTCCGTTTTCGTGATTGAGGAGTCCTTTGACATTCTCAAGGAATAGATATTTAGGTCTGAGAATAGATGCGAACCTAGCAATCTCAAAGAACAAAGTTCCTCGAGTATCTTCAAAACCTCGTCTGTTTCCTGCAATGCTGAAAGCCTGGCACGGAAATCCTCCACAGATAGCGTCCACACGTCCGATTCTTCGAATAGACTCATCTGTGACTCTTGTAATGTCATGTAATTCAATTTCTCCCTTCGTGTCGTGTATAGCTTTATAACTGGCTCTTGCGAATTTATAAATCTCACAAAAACCTATACATTCATGCCCTGCCGATTCCATTCCTAAACGGAATCCGCCGATGCCTGCGAATAAATCTAGGAATTTCATATCCTCACCTCATCCCCCTTTTCAGATACCTCTGATATCTTTATCTCGAACTTGTGCCCGTCAATAGCGAACGTCCCGTTACTTCCTAACAAATTCTCATCGCTGACTACAAAAACAATTTTCAACATCGTGATCATCAACAT